CATCGGCAGCCAGGCGCGGGCCACCCGTTCGTGCAGCGTGTCGGACAGCCACTGCTGCAGGGTGCGCCATTCGTCGCGCTCCTCCGATTGTCCGGCCCGCATCGACGAGAAATTGGCTCCCTCGAGGTCATTGGCCAGCGAGAAATACGAGACGCCGAGACCGGCCGAGGCGCCCCGGAGCACGACCTTCATGAAGGGCGCCATCTCACCATCGGGATAGGCCGGATTATGTTCCTTGAACTCGTAGCCGATCGGCAGGGTCTGCACCATGCCGGGCTCCACCTCCTCGATCAGGTGGCCGGTGTCGGTCTGCTCCATATGCTGCAGCGCATCGGCATCCATGTCCTCGGCGCCCACCTGCTTCTGCAGAAAGCCCATCTTGGCGGCGCCCACCCGGGCCGCGGTGATCGCCGCCTCTTCATAGCCGTTGAGCATGTTGAGACGACGCAGCGCGGTATAGGCCCAGGGCACCCCGACCAGCTGGCCCGGGCGTTCCGGGCGGAACAGGTGAACGATATCGTCGGCCGGTACCCGGAGCACCTCGCGGGCCAGCGAGGCACGCGACGTCTCGCCGGGATGTTCCTTGTACAGATGATAGGCAACCGGCCGGCCATGGGCATCGGTCTCGATTCCCATGCGGGTCTGGGCGCCGTCGATCTGGGTGACATTGCGGTCATAGGCCAGGTGATCGATTTCCAGCGGCTGCAGCTGGAAGCCATATTTGCCGAAGCCCTGGCCGCGATGCAGGCGCAGCAGCATGTTGCCGTCACGCGCCGTGGTCTCGGCGGCCAGCCATTGCAGCGACAGCCAGGAATGCTGGCCATCGACGGTCGGCCCGCCCATGCGGCCCCAGTCAGCGAAGCCATCCTGAATCTTCTGGTTGGCCAGCTTGTCGAGCGAGCCATCTGGATCACGCGCCAGGGCCTGCAGGCGGATGCCCTGCGGCCCCACCACATGCCGCCGCACCATGGCAAAATAGGCCTTGAGATAGTCGTTGTTCTGACTCTGCTGGCGACTGTGGGCGACCAGGCCCCGCAGTTCCCAGCGCACCAGCTCGTTCACCGCCTGCTGGTTGAGCAGACCAAAGCCAGAAGCCAGCCGCGAGGGACGGGCGGCCTCGTAATTGCGCTTGCCGGACAGCAGGCGGCGGAGCGCCACGGGGATCAGTCTCACGAGGAAAACCTCACCACTGTTGTGCGCCCGGTCGACTGGCCGAGGCGGCGGCGCTCGGCGATCTTCTCGGCATTGACCTCGCGGCGGTAGTAATCGCGCCAGGTGGTCAGTTCCTCCGCGGTCATCTTGGTCAGAGACCGGTCCTTGATCGAATATGAATTCACATCCTGCAGCGCCCGGCCCTCGAGCAGCGCTTCGATCTGGGCCAGCAGCTTCTGGGCATGGCTGCGCGGATCGGCGGTCGCCGTGGCGGCGTTGGCGTTGACCGTGAGGCGGCCCCATCCGACCCGCACCCGGGCCGAGTCGGAACTGCGCGTCATATAGGCGTCCCAACGCCACTGGCCGGGCGTCAACCCGGCGGTGGTCGCGGCGGCGATGGTGACCTGGTATTCACTGCCAGACTCGGCAGCAACGATAACGGTCGGCGCATCGCTCGAAGTCTCGCGCTTGAGGGCATAGCTCAGCTGATAGCTGGCCACCGGATAGTCGCTGGCGAGGTCGCTGCGTTTCCATGTCCAGGTATCGCCGGCCACCACGTCCATGGGCTCGCCTTCCGGCATGTTGACCAGAGGATTGCTCACGCGCTCCACCCTTTCACGAATCCGCCGCGGCGCTTGACCGGCTTTGCTGCATTGGCCCTGGCCTCGACGATCACGCTGACCGTCTTGGCCGGCGCCGGCGGCGCGAGCAGCATGTCCTCGAGGTCGAGCTGCGCCTCGGCAAGCGGTGCCGCCCGCTCCTGCTCGAGCCGGTCCCACACCGCTTCCGGCATGGTGCGCACCCCGAGTTTCACCGCCGCGGCTTCGGCCTGCAGCATGGTATCGAGCATCTCGTTCGCCTGATTGGGGTCCTTCACCCACTTGTAATCGGTGAAGCCGTCGCGCCGCTTCACCGCCTGGCGGTGCTCGGCGGTGAGCTGGCGGAAATATTCATCCGGCAGACCCTTGGCGAAGCCGACATAGCCGCGCTCCTGCCAGTCGCTCTTCCGCACATTGCGGTACAGCGCCATCTTCATCACCGAGGTTCCGAAATTGTAGAAGCGGCTGGCATAGCGCACCAGCTTGCCCGAGCGGTTGCGCTCGCGCCGCACCCTCGCCAGCAGGGGGGCTGTCTCGCCGCCAATGCCGCGCACCATGATCACCTTCGAGGCTGGATGGCGCCGCGCCCAGCCCCACACATCCTCGGTCCAAGCATTGCCGTCGATCGCCGTCAGGTCTGCCACCATCTGGCGGCCGCTGGCATGGCGCCATTGCATGGCCAGAAGCCGGTCGATCTGCACCTGGCATTCGGCCTCGGTGATGTGGCCGGTGATCACATCGGCCTCGATCACATGGCGCCGGTAATCGCGGCCCCAGCCGACCAGCTGCCATTCGACGCGATCCTTCTGAACATCGATGCCGATGGTCAGCAGCAGACACCAGGCCGGCACCATGCGCCGCTCGTGTACCGAGCCCGCCGCGCGGTCGCGCAGTTCCTCCCAGGGTGGCGCCTCGCCCTTGGCGTCATAGGCGAGCCCCGCCGTGTCGTTGAGAAAGGTCTGTTCGGCGGCCGGGCTGCCCTTGGCCTTGAGCCATTCGCGGGCCACCAGCTCCCAGCTCTGCAGCGGCGCATAGGCCGACCAGATCCAGAAGCTGCGATGATAGCGCAGGGCATTGGGATTGGCGGCGATCCATTTCGCCTTGCCGCCGCGCGAGTCCGGCCGCACCATGTCGCGCCGATGATGCTCCTCGATCAGCCCGCCGCAGGAGGGGCAGGAGAAATGCGCCTCCTCCGGCTTGGCCTCGTCGAGATTGCTCAGCATGTTGGCCCATTCCAGAACGTGCAGATGGCCACAGTGCGGGCACGGCACGTGATAGCTTTCCTGCGAGCCTGCCTCGTAACTCCGGGTGATGCGGCAACCCGGATTGATCAGCGGGGTTGAAATCTTGAACAGCTTGGCGAACTCATGGGCCCTGGAGCGCGAGTCGGCCTGCTGTTCGGGATCGCCGGCCTCGTTCAGCGTCCATTTGGCGAGATCGTCCTGCACCTGGCGGGCCACCGTCACCTGCGACAGGCTGGCCGGCGAGTTCGCGCCTGAAATCAGGATCGAGCCGCGCCCGTCGATGCGCTCCTTGAACAGGATCGAATCGCCGCCATCGCGCGAGCGCTCCGGAAAATAGCGGGCCACCGCCGCCGTGCCCTTGAGCATCGGCTTCAGTTTCAGCTTCGACCAGCGCACCGCATTGTCGTCGGTCGGGTGAATATACATGAAGTCGCCCGGATCCATGGCCTGGGTGCCGAGCGTGAAGATGTTGGCCAGCTCGGTGCCGCCGACCTGGGCGGATTTCTTGAGCGTCACGATGCGGCAGGGATCGTCGGGGCCGAGCGCCTCGAGGATCTCCGAATAGAACGGAAACATTTCCGGATTGTAGTGGCCGGGCAGCGGGCCGCCGCGGAACACGATGTTGGCCGTGGCCCAGGCCTCATAGTCGACATCCTCGGGCGGACGGATCGCCAGCGCCGCGGCGTTCATCATGATCGCTGCGGGGTTGGCGAGATAGGTCATGGTTCAGCTTTCCGGCCGGTCTTCGATGAGGGCGGGAACCGCCACGGCGTCGGAAGCGAGTTTTGCCGAGACCCGGGCCCGCACTTCGCGGAAGCGCTTGCGCATCAGATGCACCACGTCGCGTTGCGGCAGCTTGTACTGGGCGGCGATTTCGGCGGCGACATCCGAGAGCCCGCCCTCGAAGGCCTGCATGATGGTGCCCGCCAGGCGGCCGGCTTCCGCCGCTGCATCCTCGGCCCGCACATAGACGCCACGACGGGCCATGGCCTCTTCGGCGGCCTTGGCGTTGCTCGCCTCGGCCTGGGCCAGTTTTGCCTGTTTCAGTTTCAGGTCGAGGTCGTCGGCCGGTCCGAGCCGGGTCTCGAGGCCATTGCCGAGGCGCTGGCCGGGGTCGAGTTTCAATTGCAGCCGCTTGAGGGCGGCATCGACGCGGATCCTCGCCTGGCGGCCGGTGCCCTCGAGTTCCTCGGGGCCGATCTTGCCCGCGGCGATCCATTGCGACACCCGGCCGGCCGACACGCCCGCCGTTTTCGCAAACTCGGTTTTCGTCTGAACCTGCATCGAGTTTAACTC